TTTCCACTAAAACCATCTTCAAAATAAATTGTAACATCCCTGAGTTCAATACGAGCCATTTATTTTCTCCAAAAAGGTTAACTTATATCTAGATCAAATAAAGCATCAACTTCTGATTGCCTTATACGATTGTCTTTGTCGATTTGACCAAAATGCCAGACCATTATAGCCTTAGGTTCCCGGTTTCTTACTTTAAGGCAACCGATGAGGGATTGATCATCATCTACACCGTTACCATATTTCTTAACAGAGATAGGAGATTGCATAGCATTTTGAAACGCTCCACACCACCGAACAATATTATAACTGTCCGAGCCTGACAATAACATTTGTTCAGTGAGAAGGATGTTAATTGCTACTTCAACACTCCACCAATTACTACTTGGTAATGAAACATCCGGTCCATTTACACGCAACTCCGCGTGATTTTCCCGTTGATTATCTTCGTCTCGTTCATCAATACCCTCGACAAAGAACGGTAAACTTATCCCAGTTGAAATAGCTTCAAAATATTTAATTATTGAGATGAGTGTCCATCGAGCCAGATGTTCATTCATTTTAACTATTCCCCTGGTTATATTATTACAGTGGTAGAATCATGGACAAAACTTAACACATCCACTAATTCAAAATATCGTGTGGCTTCTTCGAGCACATATGCGGCTTCTTGCGTTAAGTTAAGGGTATGCTCTACTGTTCCTCGTCTATCTTGAACAGGAACAACGCCCTCTTGCGCGTGCCCTATCACTATCCACGATGTATTGTCTTCTAATTCCTCTAAACTCTTTATATCGTACCGTTTATCTTTATAAATGATCCAGTCATGGACTGTTAAATCGTCTATTCCCGGAACATCTTTCCTGTCGATAAGGAACATTCTAGTTCCTGTATCAAAATAGCCACCAAACGCAAAACGTTTATTAGCACTTAATACTGAAATATTCTTAATTACTTCCGGAACTTCTTTCAGTGGAAGAACCACAGCGCGTGTGATCGGGTGCGAAGTGTGTGTTTCAGTTTTAACACCTGTGTCCCGATTCGTGCTAGCTGTCAGTAATTTGTAAAGTACAATAGAAACCCCGTACTCTTTTTTCAAAGTGTAGATGCAGCGTCGAATAAACCTGTTAAGGTTATAATTAGTCATTTTTCTTCAAAATACTCGAAATTATCGCTGTGTTCTGCGCAATGACATTTGTTGTGCTTTCTACCAATTTAACGAGCGTATCCTTTTGATAATCTTCTAACTGGTTTACACGTTGCATTAAAATGTCTTCTCGCTTCCAATCCCTCCACACGAAAAACAAAACCAAACCTACAAGGGGACCAAACTCTTTAAATAACCCGAAAAACTCTTCCACGTTTATATCCTTATCTATATCCTTAAAGGGGAAAGAACACTCTCCACCCATTTGGGTGGAGAGTGTAAAAGTTTACTTAGCCGAGCAGAACGCAACCCAGATTCGTATCCAGCACCTCGGTGCCACACAGAATATCGTGCGTAACACGAGTACCCTGAATCGAGCTATCGTACTGCATCGTCAGACGCATCCCAACGCCATTGTAGATGGCCAAACCAGCCTGCACACCAGTCGAGCTGGCGGGCAGCGCCAAGGGGCGGCTTACAAGGGCAATAGCGTCCCGATGGAAAGCCAGGTTAAAGCTACCAGCAGGGCCGGGGAACGCCAGATCATTGTTCGCCAAGGCCGCTTCCAGCGGGCGATCCAACCAAACATACACAGAGGTAGCTGTGTCAGCTGTGGTCTCTATAATAGTGTACGTGTGTCGATCACTTCCATTGGTCGTGCCAAAGGACAATATCTGGCCCACCACCGGCTGCTTGCCAGATGCAATACCGTCCAGCAAAATGGACTTGGAATAACCAAGAGCATATGTGCCATTGACATCATTACTCTTGTAAACAAGGATGTCAGAACCGGCCGCAACCGTATTCACATACGGATTAACTAGTGTAATACCAGTGGTATCACCAGCAGCATTAGTTGTCGCACTAATCTCGTGGGCTTGACCTTCGCTCTCAATCCAAATGTACTCACCAACCACAGAAACATAGCTGCCCACGACCATGGCAATGTTGCCAGTGGCACCAGCCGCAGCACCCGTGTTATGGTTGCCCGAAGCTGTCTCGGCCGCAGTCCGTGTCCGGAAATTGACGTTTTGATCCATGAACGTCATGAAACTGTACAGCTGGCCCAATCGAGCTTGCTCCAGAGCAAGACCGCCGTCTCCACGCTGATTAGCAGCAACAAACAACTCTGTGCCCAGAAGATCGGCACGAGAAGCAGGCGACAGGACCAGGGCACGACCTTCCATGTAAGCCTTATTCTCACTCAGCTTCTGGTCAGCCGCAATGAGGAAGTCCTTGGCGTTCGAGGAAGTCATTTCCTCAAGACGACCAACAGCATTGCCCAAAAATTGAGGGGCTTGTCCGCAAAGAATGCGGTCAACCGAGCGAGCAATCTGCATGGACGCAGGACGAATGAACGTGTTAATCAGGTCTTGGAAAGACTTGCTAAACTCGCCGTCGTGAATCACATAGGTGACATAGACGTGCTGATCCAAGGGGATTTGCACATTGGTCGTATTCGCGTTCTGCGCCACAACCGTGTCACCGTCAACCTTACGCTTTGTCACGAACTCAGCGGGACGCCGCGTATTTACAATATCACCTTCATTAGCAACTTGGTCACTAAAATCCGTGTGGACCAAGAAAGGCATAACCATGTTCTCTTCAAGAATAGCCAATGACTCTTGAGCCCACTGTTCCGGGAACATCGCGTCATTGCTATTTGCAAACAGTGCCAGATCAGGCAGTGTAAAAATACTCATTCTAATTTTCTCCAAAATTGTTTTTTAAATGTGTTACAAACAACACCCCAATTTATCGATTTGGCTTAAGTCCAAGTAGAGATGGGTTCTCTTTCCTGTACTTTCGATATAACGCTGGATCGCTTGCGATCTTCTTCATATCGATTTTGCCTGAACCTGATGATACGCCACCAGTAGCGGCTCCTGATCCCACTCCGCTAATAATGTTGGCTCGAAAAAGCCCTCCATATTGATTAGGAAGTTCTTTCATACGCTTAAGAGCGTCAGCGGGAGTACGAAGCGTTGTAATTGGTTGACCAGTGTTTTCGTCGATATCATCGAACTCAACCATTGGTCCTTGTTTTCCAGTTGGCTTACCCTCATCATCAGTAAGCTCTCTAATTTGTGTACGGGGTCGAAGCAATTGTACAACTATCTCTTGATTCATAACGTCCTCAGGAGAAGCCGCCCTTCGGATCGAATCATCTATAATATGAGACGTGTAAAGAGTTTGGTATTGAGTGGCAGCTTCCTTCGCGTTCTTTAATTCCTTTTCATAGGCTTCCTTTTCACGTTTCCGATTATATTCAGCCTGTTGCTCCTTCGTCAGCCACTGAGCCCGCAAAGACTCAACTTCCTCTTGATACTTTGCACGTTCCTTTTCCTCGATGTTCTTGCTTTCAGCTAATTGAGCTAAACGAGTTTCCAAACTCTTATACTTTTCTTGATGCTTTCGTCGATCTTCGGCAAGAAACTTGTTAACATCATCTTGTGTGAACGCATTCTTTGCTTCCCCACCAGTGTTACTCGTGTTACCGGTGCCTGCTTCACCAGAACCAGCACCACCTTCGCCCTCACCATCAAAACAAGTCAACGTTAAATCAAGAAACAAATCACTCTTGTACATATCACTTCCTTAATTCACCCTACTTAATAAAATGCTCTGATCGTTGTCCAGGTATGGTAATAACCATCGCCAAGCAATACTACTTGGTATACCGTATAATAGGTACTCAACATTATCAAACTGATCAGCGTAGGTAGTCTGAACAGTGGCATATTTTTGTTGACGAACTCGTAAATTTTCTAACTCTAATTCAGGGTCTACTCCGTCAAGTAAACTGAACGCTATTTCATAGCACGCATATTCAATTGTTACTGGTACATCACTGTCTGCGCCGCGTGGAAATTGTAAAGGTTGGGTGGCATCAGCAGCTAAAATCGTTGCTTGATCTGGAGCGGGTGAAACTAAATCACCATCGGCATCATACAGAACAGCATAGACAGCTGCTTTTACACCTTTATAATTTAACTGGTCAATTATTCGCGTAGCTTGCTTGAGACCTTTTGTTTTATCAGCAGTTGAGGAATCATCCCAACTTTCAGAGTGAAGTCGTTCACCAAAATAGGTATTTGCTTCGTTTATCGTTCCGTAATTCGCCATTTAACTTACCTCGCGCCAATTGAGGTCGGCAAAGACCTTCATATTAGCAGTAACAGGTTCTGCGACAAGTGAAATTATATCTGATACACCATTTATCGTTGACCCTAAAATTTCTGCCTCTTGAGAGGGTAAATTGATAAAAACTTGAGCGGGGGCAGTTATTGATCTTAAAATAGTGCCACCAGTTAAAGTCGTATTTACCGTTCCTAACATTGATTGTAATGGGCTATTTGTAATATCAACCCAGTTTGCCGAATTATTAATTGTCCCATTTAGTACCAATCTAATTTTTACGGTTTCCCTTGCTATAGCATTAGAAACAGCGGAAAAAGTAATGAATTTTATAAGAGAATCTAAATGTGTGCTTTTAAGTCTTAGATTAATTAATGGATATTGTGTACCTTGTTGTAAAGTAAAATCGCTAACACTATCAATGGCCCGTAAAAATCCAGTGGCTTCTTGACCACCTTCCGATGAAACCGTCGAACAAATACACGTTAAATTATTTGTTGGACCTGTTCCATCATTAATTATTTCATATCTTAACGGTAAATTTGGCGAGGACATGTACACGGTTTCGAGTACATTTGATGCTAAAAACTGGTGAAAATAAACCGGTTGCCCATCAAGATATAATCCAAATCGAACACGCCCCACACCTAGCCATTCAAAATCTATCGTAAGTAATTGTGCTTTTGTCCAATCTATTGTAACCTTTGAACGACCTGTACCATCTAATTTATCTAAATTCCAATTACTCTGGGAAACTGTAGTATCAACCACGTTTCCGGTCACATTTGTACGTCGAACCACAGAAACAACATTATCTTTTTGTTGTAAAAACAATCCGTTTAAACTCGAAAAGTAGCCTAATCGCTTGGTGATACCATCAGCTCCAATGTTCAAATTAAAAGTCATTAAAATGAGCTGAGATTTTCCAGGTTGATAATTAAATCTTCGGAACGTTTGTCGAACTCTAGTACCTGCAATATTTTCGGTCACACTTAAATTTACACTAGCTTGATTTGCTAAGAAAGTGCTCGATGTGTTCGCGCCAGATGTTTGCTGATCGTCCCAGTTAAATGGTTGATTATCATTTATAACTTTCCCATCAAACAGTGCATATAATTCACTTACTCTAGAACGTGTAAAAGCGTCTAAATTAGGGTTAATAAAGGGAAATAATCCGTTTGATACCGTGATTCCGGCCATTATAATCCTATCCAAGCTATTTCTTGATCCGGTGACGAACTAATAACATATATTTCATTAACATTATTCACAAATATATCCATACTTGATCCAGGTGGAATCGGAAACCCAGTTTCAACTGTCACGTTCTTATCACCAACGTACACAAAATCGGTGTTTGGCATTGGGTCACCTGAACCGTTTGCCCGAATAACGACGTTATATCGTAAATTTTCCACATAAAGATTTACTTTAACAGCTGTTAAGCCCACAGCTGTTCGACCATATTTTAAATTACTGGCGAGTGTGCTTTCCTTGCCAACTTCTACGATTCCACTCATTCTTCATCTTCATTATTAGATTTACCTTTACCCCTCACTGGAACTTCTTTATCTTCATTTAAAGTAGTCTCACGCGACTCTTCCTTTTCCGTTTTACCTGCATCATTATTTGAGGATAAATCATCTAACCCACGGGCGGCAGGATCGCTGTCCATTTTTGCTGAGGTTTGAGCTTCAAGTATTCGCTTGGCTCTGGCAGCATGATCTAACCTAGCTTGTTTATAAACGTCTTCTGCGAATCCGAGCGCCATTGATCCGGTTTTCTCATCGCATAAGCCTTTTTCAACAGCTTGTAAAATAATTTCTGGGGAGCTTGTCGTGTAGTCAGCGTTATCAATTTCCTTGTAAATGGCTAAAAGTTTATCAGAGCTTACTTTCCCTGAGAGTAATGCGCTTGCAATTGTCTTTTGTAATTCTCGCTTGGCTTCGCGCCCTGGTATTGATGTAATGATTGCAATTAATTGCTCTGCTTCATCTAACCTATCTTTATCTGACTTTAAACTATATCGATCAGGGTACTTGATAACCGCAATCTTACGTCGTTTTGGATTCTTATTTTCATACGCAGACCAGTGTTCAGCGACCGCTCGTTCAGCACCTTCTAAAACTAAACCGATAAACGCTAAACCTGCTTCCAGTCCTTGGTCACTTAATTTCAATGCTTCAGCCGAAATGGCTTTCGTTCCAATTTTATTTTGTACTTCTAAATTGACTAATTTCCGAATACCATCTTCCAAATTTTCACGGAGCTTCATCGACCATTCTAAAGGCTCTGGTGACGGATTAATGAATTCAGGACGTTCCGCACCAAGAGGATAGGTTATCCCTAACCTTGTTCCAATTTTCCGTTCCTTGCCCGGTTTTTCATTCCGATTTGTACCGGTAGTTCCTTCGTCGGTCACAAAGTCATTGATATGTGCCCCTATTGACCGTGAATCTTTTTGCATTGTAAAGAAGGGAAAGTTAGCTTTTAAAGCGTAACTAACATCACTGGAAGTCAGATTCACCAATGCTTTTTGATGGTTAACTACATTCTT